TAAGGAATGTCTGTCCCTACCGCTCCTACTCTGCCATCTCTGGACACCTCATGGGCAATGGACTGCCTCAGTCTGGCCGTAGCGGTCGCAGGTGGTTCGCCAGGAGCAGAAGCCTGGTATATCTTTCTGGTGCCGGGCACATAGTAAAACCTGCCAGACCTTGACCCTGACAGGGTTTCTACGACAGTGTTCTGGACTTCCATACAGGCATCTTCCATGCGTGTCTTGAACGTCTGGTTTATCTGCCTCATGGCCTCCCTGGAATTGTCTGTGAACTTGACATCAACTGCCATACGCTGCTCCCTTCTTCGTCAGCACGGTAGTTTGCCCCTCTACGTGCCGGGCTGATTCCACAAGCTGGTAAATATAACCTGCGTAGATGAGCCTGTGGGTAGCGATACAAAGGTCTATCTCTCCGTTCAGGAGAAACCTGTCAGTCACAATCGTATTATTGCTCATATAAGCTTGCCTGGTGACAACGTCAACTGAGCTTCGCCGTGTCCAGTAAGAACCGGCATTAGCCCATGTCTCGGTATCTCCCAAGGCACCTGTTGTCACTGTCCGTTTCTGGACGGTAACCTTGCGTCTCATTACATTGGTCAACATTACAAAATCCTCTGCCGGAGCGAAGATAGTTTAGCCTTTGCCTTGCCAGGCAACTGAAGCTCTGCTTCAAAGTTCAATGCGCCGATACCCGTTATGGATTGGGACAGGACACCTGTCGGGTTGTTCCACCAGTCGGCTATGGTCATAAGTACCGCTAAGACAGCTTCTGGAACAGTCTCTATGGCATCGTCTATTGAGTCAAGGAAACCGGCCGTATAAGTTATCTCAATTTTATAGCGGTCGTACAAATATAGGCTGTAAATCATCCCTGCTGATTCGTAAACTATGTAGTCATCGGTGTCCAGTGTCTCTTCCTCTCCATCAAGATTCGTGAGGGTGATACTATCTACCTCTGTCACGGGCGCGCGGTGCAGGAACAAAGAGCTATGCCCTTCTCCTATATGCTCCTCGGTTGTCTCGGCTTTGAGCCACCAAGTTGCGCAGTAATCCTCTGTTTTGAGCGTGGCCGCTTCAATCATTATTTCTAGCGTATCGTCATAGTCAGAATTGTCTATTTTAAGATAGTTCTTTACCTGTGCCAGCGTTACTAACGCCTTAGCTGATAGACTCATTTTGCCTTCTTTCGCCTAACGGCAGTTCCGGCAGTCCCGGCTTTGTTTTCAGGGGGTTCAATCGCCTTTACAACATACTCAGCGTCACCACTTGCGACCCACTTTGCGGCAACATTCGGCTTTACCGATAGGATTGTGCCGGCCTTGATTCTTCCTTTCGCTGTCTCTAACGGTTTAAGAGTCCTGATGTCCATACGCGCTCCTTTTCCTTGCCGATATTGTGCTGAAACCTGCGACCTTCCAGTCGGTCCATCCATCTATCCCCTGTATCTCCTTGACTGCCTTCATCACTCCTGGATACTTCTCGCTATAATCGTGTATAGCCAGCACGCCATCAGCGACAACATGCTTAGCATAGCCGAGGTAGTCTTGCATACACCCTTGATAGCTGTGGTCACCGTCTATAAACAGCATCCCGATTGGCAGTTGCCAGACCTTCGCTATCTCACAAGATAGTCCCTTGACAGGGATAACGTTCAACCCTGCGGTATTCTGCTGGAAGACCTTAAAGTTGCCCAGGTCTCTATGCTTTTCTCTCCGTGGGTCGTCGGGATAGGTCAAGTCCCAGAGGTCGATGGCGTAAACTGGTCTGCCAGAGATTGCCAGAGCAGCTGTCGCTTTGCCAGTCAGAGAGCCTATCTCAACTATCACTCCTTCTTTGACCGTGGTAACCAGGTCTATCAAGTACGCCCTGTCAATCTGTAAGGTCATTATTGACTTCCTCTACTGCCTCTAACAGGACTGGCTTTACTCCTAGCTTACGGGCAAAGTCTATCGTCTGCTTAATGTCCTTTGGAAGACAAGCTCCGCCATAGGGTCCGTGTAGCCTAGAGCCTTTCGCGTTGACGATGGGGTCGAAATTGCAAATCATACCGACCTGGTAGGCGTTTATATCCGCTTCTTTGCAAATGCGGTCTATCTCATTCCAGAAGCTGATGATAGTCGCCCCGTAATTATTGCGAGCCAGCTTGACCATTTCCGATACTCTGGGTGACGTTCTAATGATAGGCTTGCACAAGGGTTTATAGAGCTCCTCTATGAGTAAGCCATGCGTGTCGCAGCACTGTCCGATAACAATAGAGTCTGGATTATGCGCATCTACCAGGGCAACTGCTTGGTGCAGAAACTCAGGATTATGGCATATATGCCTATGGTACTTCATCGACAGAGTTTCGGTTGTTAGTGGTGGAACCGAGCTTCTAATTACTATCAACCCGTAATAAGGGGTCTCTTTGACCACGTCCTCAACGTTTGCTTCTGGCACACAAATAAAGTACAGGTCTGATTCGGGGATACCGTCTCCCTTGTCAACTCCGACAACGGGATAGCCGAGGTTCTTAAACAAGCGGTAGGTTGCTCCGCCTACAACTCCCTTATACCCGACTACTGTTATCATGCTTCCTCCAATTTCCTCCAATACTGTTGCAGTTTATACAGCTGCCACTTGCGTATCCCTCTGTACTCTGGCATATCGTCTCGGAAGTTAGGGTGCAAAGGCCGATAACCTTTGAGCCAGGCGTCATAATCCATTACTGACGGAGTACGCTTCGGCGGTGGCTTCATTCCGAATATCTTTTCGTACAGTTCCCCAAGCAGATACTTGCCTTCCTTCTTGGCTCTCTCTACGTCCAGGGGGACTTGAATCTTAAAATAGGGGGAAACAGGCTTCAATCCAACAAGCCCTAGGGTATGGTTCTGGATTACCCTCGCTCCTCTGCCAAGGGACATAAACCGAGCGGTGTCAATCCTGCCGTCCTCAACATACTCTTTGCATAGCTCTCTGATAGGATACGGGTACTTGAGGACGTCTTCAGGCCATATTACCGCCCATTTGCGAAAGAACAAGTCTGGGTCGCTGGCGTAGTCGTGGAATTGGGCATCTTCTCCAAAATACGCCAGGGTGCCTACTCCTGTAACCAGTGCCTCATATCCTTCCTTCTTGGCTTCCTTTGCCAGCTTGTAATTCCACGGACAGAACTTCAAAGGGTCAAGCTGAAAGTCAGGGTTAGTGCGTACCAGGTAGTCTTGCTTCGTTATAGTGATAACCCTGTGCCTTAAGCCGCACCGTTCAGCAATCGCCTTTGCTGGAATGCTCTCGTCTCTCCGTGTGGCGCATCTGGCAGTTAAGGCCAGTGTCCCCTTCGGCATGAGTGAGGCTAGAATGGCACTATCTCTACCAGCGGATAGCAAGATGGCTGCATTCGGCGGGATTTGGGTTTTAATATATTCATATACTTCATCGGCCGTTTTCAGCCTTACGTGCTCAAACTCCTGGAATGGGGGAAGCTGCTTAAAGGCCAGATAAAAACTTTCAGCTTTTAACGATTGCAAATAACCTCTCCTCTAACTCGTCAATATATGTATCTGGATGCCTCAACTCCGCCAGTTTCAGAGCGTAGTCAGACTTCTCTTTGTAGAATTGAGGGTCGTCTAGCTTAGTAATGAGCCGTAGCCATTCGGCTATGTCGTCTTGTCCGGCAAACATTCCGCCCGTGCCGAGGCACTCTCTCAGTCCTTTGCTCTCGCTGGACCCGATTGTCGGAATGCCGGACCAGGCTGCTTCTATTGCCACTCTTCCATATCCTTCTACCCAGTTATGATTGCTCTTTGTCAACTGCGAGTGCTGGACGTCCTGCCTTGACGGCATAAGCACCAACCTCGCATGAGCGTAAATCTCTTTCGGGTCGGTCAAGTGACCAAGCAGTTTTACATTGCCAGGCACAACAGGAACACGGCTTGTCCGCCCCTGGGCAATAACAAACTTGCGTTCTGGCATCCTCTTGGCTATCCGCAGAAACAGGTCAATGCCTTTGGACTTGATAGGGCTAACCATTAGTATCGCATCGCCCGGAGTGGTCCGAAACTTCTCAGGATAGCAGGGCGGGTGTATTACCATCTGTTCGCCCTTCCATTGAGTGTCTTGCATGAGCCAGTAGGAATTGAAGATTAGCAAAGCTGCGTCTGTAATCCTTAGTCTCTTGACGCTGCCCTGGTCGCAAATATAATGGACCCTCGGCCTAGGGATTTTCCTGGTTAGCCTGATGGCTTCAGGCGACTTAAACCAGTGGACTAGAACAACGTCAGACCAGAGGTAAAGAGCGTCTATTGACTCCGATGTCATTAGAGGTTCGTAGCCCCGCTTCAGGGCATCGTGTCCTGTAATCTTGACATTATGCCCTCTTAAGCTTAATGCCTCGGCTATCTCGCAACAGCTAATCGAGGCCCCGCCTGGCAGTTTGAGTCCCATTATATGGAGCAGTATATTGAGTTTGGTTTTACCTTGATGCGCAGGGACTATGACCTGCCCTGCTTGTCTAATAATTTGGGCTTCTTCTGGGTTGCTCTCTATAAACAACGGGTGGGATATGTTCTCAAATACCTGCTTCTTAAAAGAGCCATGCGACAATATGCCTCTGTCGGAATCATCTGGCTGCATCAAAAGCCCGCCGTACTTAATGCGGTTCTCCTTCAGCCATTTCTCAGTATCGTCCCTGTACCTTTCCTTTCGACCGGTAACAACGGTTCCAATAGGATAAGCCGGAACAAGTAATGGTTTAGCTTCCTGCACGTGCTTGCTGTATCCCTCGGAAGGCTCCCGCGCTTCAGGGTCGGCGCACAGAACTCCATCAATGTCAACACACGCATCTGAAATAAGAGGGCTGTCGCCTACATTCCATTCAAACATTCGGGGCTGAGGGATAGCCTCTATGTAGTAGTCCACCATTTGCGTATGACCAGGCGTAACATAAAGCACAGCGTACAGGATTTCGACTTGAAGACCTGCCTCCGCAATCTTCTTCCGTGTCTCCTTCAGGCTTCTCCCGCTGGATAAGGAATCATCAACTACTAGAGCTCTTTTGCAGTCAGCGAACTTAAATCGCCCTCTGTGTCCTGAGTAGAACTCGCCCTTGCAGAATGAGTTTACGTCTGCCAGTGGCAGGTTTCGGTACATGGCGATTAGGGTTGCTGGTATCAATCCCTGCCGAGGAATGCCGACTACAATGTCAATATCAGACGGGAGCACAGCCAGTAAGCGTTTCACATCTGCATTGAGGTCTGTCATAGTCCGATAGGTTACCCGTGGGGACACCTTACGGAACACTTTATGAGGCACCTTATGGGCCACCTTGCGAGACGCTTTACGGGGCATCTTATCGTGCTTATGAAGACTTACTACTGTCATCGTTAGGACTTTCTAGGGGGGGGCTATCCCCCCCCTGTTAAGTTTAGCTTCCAGTGCTGAACTCGCCATAGACAAATGCTGATGGCCGGTAGATGGTTAAGACATACCGCTCCTCAGCGAGAATGGCCACAAGGTTCTGGATAAAGTAGGAAGCGTGATGCTCAGACAGTCGAATGCTTACGCCTTCTCTATCCCAGAGTTGGGCTCCGAGCTTAAAGGCTCCTACCAGGAAGTAGCCGGCGGTTATCGCGTCAGACTCAACCACAGGCACTCTCCACATCTTGGCAACTCCGCCGTCGGTAACCGATACCCAGAGATAGCGTTCCTGTGTGTCTTTGAGCAACTCTATGGCTGCCCAGTCAACAGGGTTTAGCACTATGCCGGATACGGGGTAGTACGACTGGCGAGCCTGAAGGATTGCAAGGCGCAGGTGGTCAATACGGGTAGCGGCTTCCACTCCCACAGTTGCTTCCAGGGTCGTGTCATAGGCGTCAGCTGCGTCCACTACGTCGTCTGCCAAATCCTGGTCTTCAACAAGTTTCAACCCGTAGGTCAACCGCTCATTGATGTAAGACCTCAAAGCAGGAGCATCGGCGATTATCTGCCGTGATGCAGGTATCCAATGCGCAATGGTCTTGACGCTCCCCGTTTGCTTGGTGAATCTGAGGGTTGATTCGGGCTTGCTTGACAGGTTGGCCTCATAGGACTCCGCAGTCTCGGCAGCAGAATTAGTGAACAGGGACTCTTCGACATATTCGATAGCGTCCACACTAATCTTGCCCGGGCTCAGGAGATTTCGGATGCGCAACGGCTGTTCGGGCTCGGTAAGTATGCCAGGTACACGATGGGGCTCTACGAGATACCCTGCCGAAGCGTCCTGCGAGGACACGACCTCTTTCACTTCAGGAGTGAACCGTGCAGATTCGTAATTGCCAACAGCAAGCATATCCTTATACTGCTTTGACTCCACGAATTGCGCTCCAATGTCATGGGGAAGTGCCTTAACATCGCTAACAGGAGCTTGCAGTTTTTCAACCACAACCTTATGGTCCAGAAGCTCCTTCTCAAGTTTTGCGATATTCTCCTTGCTCTCCTTAGAGCTGTCGCCGATGGCTTTCAACTCTTCGTCGGCCTTCTCCCTCCACTTGACTAGCTCCTCAGCCAGTCCCTCATACTTTTTGACTAATTCTAGATTATCCACTTTAGTTTTCTCCTTTCATCTTTTTACTAATTGCGTTAAAGCGGGCTTCTGCCTTTTGCGTATCGAAACCCTGTAATCGGGCTATTACCCTGTCAATGGCGTCTTCAGCGGCTTCAAAGTCGTCAGAGTGTTCTATCGGCTCTGCGGATTTTGAAGTGTCTGTTTTAGGGGTTTTCTCAGGAGTGTCGTCAGACGGCTCCTCTTCGCTTGCGGCAGTTTCTATCAGTTTTTGCAATGCTTCCATAGCAGCTCGCACCTTCTGAAGGTTGGAACTAGATAACACGCGCCCTTCCTTTATCTCTGCTTCGAGTTCATCAATGCGGTCTTCCAGAGATTTGACGGCTGTAACCGAGGCGCGGTCGTCTGCGGCAAAAACCACCGGCGATGCGTCGTACAACCGGACCTCTTTCAACTTGCGGATATTGTCTTCGACAGGAGCTTTGACAGCTTCGTACCCTATGGACATTCGCTTAATGACTCCTGCTTTGGCGAGCTTCAGCGTCTCCTCGGCTTTCTGCACACCTCTCACGATTTTAATTCGGGCAAATAATCCCTTCTCGTCTTCTGATACCTCTGCGTTGCCGATAGGAAACTCCACCATGTGGTTAAACAGGCTGGCAACCACGCCCTTGTTATCCTTGAGGGTCTTGGTAAAGGCACCAGGCTCTATAATGTCACCATAGGCATCCGGCTTGCTTCTGAAAGTCGCAGCATAGCCTTCGATGACTCCTTCCTCTTCGTCAACTGTTTTGAGGTCGAACTTGAACGACTTGCGCTCCATTCGCTTTTCTCCTTTTTGCTTGTTCCACTGGGCATAGCAAACTGCTAGTCGCTGGTCGTTATCGTCAAACTCCTCTTTCATAAGGTCGTCTGACATACAGCGTTTAATAAAATCCTTCTCGGTTTCGCTATCTTTCGGTTTAGGTAATGGCATTTCTCCTCTCCTTGTCTAACTATTTGTAGAATTGCAGGACACAACGGCAGTTGACGGCTTCGGCTGCTGTATCGCATATACCCGGAGCCTCACAACCATTGCTGAAAGTCTCATTGATTCCAACCTTCTGGCCGTCCATCATCGCATGGGAATCTCTTACTCTGGAATCCCTAGAGGACAACCAGCCCTTCTTGGTAAAACCAGACTCCTTTGCTGAAGTTTCTTGACCAAATGAGCTTGCCATTGCTGTTTCTGTCCTGGCTACGACCATCGCATGATTCTTTGCGCTCTCTGTGTAGAATGTCCTGATAGACTTCGCTATCAAGTAATTCGAGAGGTTGGCATCAAGCCCCTTTCCAATGAGGGCAGCCATTGCGACTTTCTGAGTGCCGAGAATCGTCGTCACTTTCTGAGCGGTGTTTCTGGCAACCCATGCCCGGACAAAGGCCGAGAACGGGTCGAACTTCCGCTCCAAAGAGGCTTGCGATTTCAGTGTCTCTTCCACTTCTTTGCCAAAGTCCTCTATGATGGTAAAGTAAGCAGCGGAAAGAGTCTTCAGCCATGCGTCCCTTTGCCCGTCTATTGCCTGGGATACATTCTGTTTAATATCGCCTTTCACCGCCTTTGCAGCTGCTTCTCCCATGTCTAAGTAGAGTGCCTCGAACTTCTTGCCAAGCAGTTCCCAATAGGCAACTCTATGAGTATCAATGCGTTTCCACTCGGCAGCCTTGTACTCCTCTGAGTATTCCTCGGACTTTGTCAAATCAACTATCTCCGCATTCGCAATCTCAGCCCATAGGGACTTGTCTATGTTTTCACTCTCGGCCCATAGGGACTTGCCTATGTCTTCACTCGGCTTCGCTGTCCCTGCCGGCAAAACATTGAAGGGCAGATAGCCAGTTTCCCAACCTGGGAACTCTTCAAAGCCTAGTTCAAGGCGGGCATTGATTTGCTCAAATGGCACGCCCATTGCCCAGAGGCCCTTCGCTTGCTCCACCTTCTGTCCGTAATCTCCACGCAGGGCAACTACATTCGAGGTATCGTATGTAATATGAATATCTCCGTAATACGGAGCCAGTTTCAAATTAAGCGTTGCCTCTATGGCATCCAGAATTGGAATCACTACATCTTCGTATAGCGACCGTCTGGCTTCTTGCACGTTATTGTAAGTGGAATGCTCTCTGTCTCCTACCCACCAGGGGTCGATACCAATAGCAGCAGCAATCTGCCGAATATTCGCCCATTGCGAATTGGTAAAGTCCATCTCTACCGCAGTCTGCGAAGCCTCTATCCATTGCATCTTTCTGGGGAAAAGCCACGGCTCCCGTCTGCCAGTCTTGACAAGGTACTGCTCCCTGAACTTCCTCTTGAAGGCATCGAACTGAGCAGGGTCAAGCGGTTCGTCGGGAAAAAGGTAGCCAGAAGGCATGCCCCTGTTCTGCATACTCAGCTTCTGTGTGTCCAGTGCCTCGTTGTAAGTATCAATAACACGAGCAGAAGGGGTTACTGCTCCCATGCCGACATAGAGCGAGCCTGGGTCAATCTGCTTAAAATGCAGGAACACTTCCTTCTTCAGTTTAATAACTACGCCATTCGACAGCGTATATTGGTAACCCTCTATCCAGTCATTGCGATTGCTGGATGGAATTGGCTGAATTGAATCCGGCATCTCAATCCAGAACTCTTGCGGAATGCCCTGAACGTAAATAGTTCTGAGGTAGGCATTGCCTCCCAGGACAAGGTGCGCTATAAGGTATTCCATATTATCTTGTCCTGAGAACTCAGGGTTCGGGCTTGCCCAGACCCGGCTAAAGTCATGGTCTGCAATCTCCTCGCCCTTGCTGTCCAGTGCAACCCACGGAATGCCACTCCCTGCCTGGACGATAGCTCGTATGGCTCGATACACAGGGATAGCCATCTTGTAGCCTTCACGGATAGCCTTTGCGCTGGTTATATCAGTATAGACGGGCTGACCAGGTGTAAATAGTAAGCTGTAAACATTCTGGAAGTAATCCGCCAACTCTGTCGATTTCAGAGTAAACGACTTTCGATTAAGTATCCTTTTCATTCGGTCAAACATAACACTATCCTATATCAAAAAACTTATATCGCCCGACTAACTCATGGAACGCACCGCTAGTGGCATCAACTTGGTCATCATGGCTTCCGATAGGAAACAGCTCCATCTCATCAAAGAAGTCGTTTATCCACCTGCCACGGAGCAGTTTCACATTCCCTGCTTCTGCCTGTGAACTGAGAGGATTTGCCCTCAGTTCTTTGCTGCCAGTGGACGGTATGCCTCTAAAGTCCCAACCCATCAATACTTGTCTGCGGTAGTGGTCGATGGAGTTAACTCCTGAACTGCCAGGCTCCTGCTCCATTCGTATCGCTACCTCTTTGCCATCCACCTCTGCGGTCTGACGGACAAGGGCTTCATTAGCCTGTGGGGTGCCACGTAAACGCCTCATATCTAATATGTATAAGGTTCGATGCTCCGATATACCCATAAGGCACCCTGCTGTCCAGTCGGGGTCTTTACCAGGTTTGGGCTCCGTTGCTGCCATATCCCAGAACCGCACCTTGCGGAGTATGTTCGGAGCAACGTCTATAACCTCGAACCACTCACGGTGGAACTTTGACCCGCTTTCCCTCGTGGACCAGTCGCCGTTCAGCAACCTCTCCCTGGTCACAGGGTCGAGATTATTAAGGCTCTTAATGTAAGAGTCCTGGTCCAGATAGGGGTTATCTGTTAGCGTTGCCGGTATAAAAGGGCGATTATGAGTAGAACCTTCTACAATAAAGCGTTGCCTTACCCATTCATGGCCTATCCCACCCGGATTGGACGCCCCTCGAATCCGTATTGGAACATCAAAGTCTCTCAACCTCCGTGCCCTAGAGTGCATATACCTGTACTGATACTCTGTAAACTGAGTCAACTCATCGAAGCCAATAAACTGGAATGCTGCCGACTGGTATTGCTCAACGTCTTTGTCGGCTTCCAGGTAGCCGAAGGTCAGCTTCGCCCCAGAAGGGAAAATCCAGCAGTTGCTTTCTGCGGTCCATGTCGCTCTGCCTGTAAGCCAATGCCTTGAGCGGTCAAGCAAGGCTTCTGGTAGCGTTAAGGCTTTGAATGTCCGTCTGAGCAATAACGCAGAGTAACCAGGTACATCCACATATTGCAGAGCAGCCATCAATAAGGCATCTGATTTACCACCACCTGCGGCACCACCATACAGGGCTTCTTCGGTTAGCAGCATAAGAAAAAGAAGCTGCTTATATGTCGGAACGTGCGGGCAAGTTGACGGGAGCCGCACCTTCGTCAGGTACGGTAAAACTTTCTGCTGGAAGTCCGAGTCGTTCGGCTTCGAGGATTGCTCTTGCAACTTCTTTTGCATCGAAATTAAGCATCTTTACTCCGATAGGTTTGTTTGCGTCTCCAACCTGCTCAATCTCCTGCCTATCCTTCATGCCGAGCCAGTTCTTCGCAAGGAAGATAGCAACGGCAGGATTATGCTCGGACTGCTTGAACAGATTCCGCCGCAGGGATATGAGCCCTCCAACCCGTTTTTTGGCAAAAACTTCGGAGAAACCTTCGCCATAATGCTCCTTGCACCGGCGTTGTAAGGTCTTATCAGTAATATGAAACCATTCGCAAATCTCGCGAAGGGAACACTGGATAAAGCAGAGCTTCTCAAACTCTGTCCAGTCTATTTCTTTTATCGGTCTAGCCATCTGTATCCTCTACTGCTGGTTGTGATAGGGGGAAGCCCCCCCCTATCACTTAACCTCTATGGTGGCAGAAGGCTTAGGGTTTTCCTCCCGTACTACCACGTTGGCATTACGGGAGTTGCGGCTTTCCAGGCTCTCATCAATAATCACCATCTCGTTAGCTCCGATGATAGCCTGAATACCCATTGAGTGAATGTTAGCTAGATTAGTCTGGCCAATCTCTGCCATGTGCTGTTGCGACCTCTGGGCTAAGAAATGGATGCCGAGCATAGCTAAAACAGATATAACCGCTAACCCAATGATTGCCCATACTCCCATTTCGATAATTTCTGGCATTTTGTTTCCTCCTTTATTTTACTTTCTCGACCTTTCTTATTTTACTAGCTGCCCACCTTAACTACGGGATT